TTCGTCCTGTCGTGCGGCCTCGATGACGTGGCAGGCGCATGGTCGGGTGGTGCAGAGCCGGTCATGAGCACTGGCAGCCATTGCCGATCTCCTTCTCGCATCGCTCGCACCAGGTCATGGCTTCTCCGGTAGGGCACGCAGAGCGGCAAGCGCTTCGCCGATGCCTGCGTTCTCCAGCGGATGCAGCGTGGGACGTATACGGGCATCTACTGCTGCCATGCACTCAGCAAGCATGTCCTCCCGCACCTTGTCAATCAGGTGACATGAGTGACACTTCGGGTCGGGATCGTTCTTGGCTGGGCAGAGCGGGTCGTGGGTCATGGCTTCTTCTGTATTGCGCTGCAAGGCCATTTTTCGCCGCATCGTTGGCACACCTCAACAGTGCCAGCCTTGTAACAACGCCAACCGATTTCATGGGGTCGTGATTCGGGGTCAATAGACCATTGAATCTTGAGTGCGGCTAGTCCGTCTGTAGTTTCATAGACTGCATCAGCAGCGCGTTCCCAAGTCTGTTCGCGTTCATCTTGACGTACTTTGGCGATCAGGTCGCAATCACATACATCGCCTGCCCATACCTTGCTCCACATCGGGCAGAGCGGGTCGTGAGTCATGGCATCTCCTTCGTGATGAAGATCAGGAAATCATGCGCCGCCGCCACCTTGGCCTTCTGCTCGGCGGTCATGCGGCCTTGCCGCTTCGGTGTGGCTTGGATGTAGGCCTGCTCCGCGAGACGACGGAGGCGGCGGCGTTCGTCGAGGCGGACCCTGGCGTACTCGTCGCATCGGCACTGTGGCGAATCGTTCTTGGCGTTGCACAGTGGGTCCCTCATGGCTCGGTCCTGCGAATCTTGCGGCCCAGGGTGAGCCACTTGTCAGCGGTCCAGGCGTGCGACAGGGTGCCGTCTTCTTCGAGCGGCGAATGGTCGCAGACCACGACGGCCGGTAGAAGGGAATCCTGGGGCCGTAGACGCGCGACGAGGGTGCCGGTGCACTCTGGCTCGGGACACGGCCCGACGGTAAACGTGCGACCCGCGTTCGGCTGTATGAGCATCTTGGCGGTCTCCCAAGGTCCGGTCATGTCGAGGCAAAAGGCAGGTCCGTAGGCCTGCGACAGCAGCCAGGTGACGTGGCCGGCGATGAACAGGCTGATGGCGTAGATGCGGTCAGTTGGCGGGTGGACCTGCCGCTTCTCGACGACGTGCCGTGCCCAGGTGGTCAGCACGTTCCGGATGTCCGAGCGGCATTGGACGACCCGCTGGTCGAGGCTCAGGCCAGGGTCCTTCGATGGCGCGTGTGGCATCCCGGTGAGGCTGGCGCCAGTGGTGATGAGTCGGTAGGTGAGGTCAGCATGCAGGCCTGGCAGCTGCATGACGGCGGACTGGGTGGCGCGTGCGTGTGACCGGCAGACGGCCAGGCCTCGGTCGGTCTCGGCGTCCTCGTCGTGGACCAGGGGACATAGGGATGACATTTCTAGCTGCCGCTTTTCGTGCGCCCGTAACTGAGAGTCATATCTAGATCCAGCCGACCACCTTCTACGTTAGTTCGTTCGTTCGTTCGTTCGTGCGATCGCTTTAGCGAGGCTTCAGCGTTCGCTCTACCGATCGCTCTACCGATCGCTATAGCGATCGCTCTAGCGAGCCTCATGGGACCTCCTCAAAGGCAGGATTTCGGCGTCGGACTCGCGCCAGCAGCCGCAGTCATGGCCGTGGTACCGCTGGCAGTTCGTGCGCCGGGCGCCTTGCCGCTTGGCTTCCTTCTTGGCGGCAGTGACCAGGCTCAATTCCTGACGCTGGTCCCAGTTGCGGATTTTCCATCCGCCTTCGGCGTGCTCCCACAGCCTGGCCTCGACAAGCAGGACGGCGATGCGCTCAGTGCCGTGAATGGCTGGCAGGACGTGCCTGGGGATCATTCCGTCGGTTCCGTGGCCGCCGGAGTATCCGAGGCTGAAGGTGTAGACCGACCAGGCGCGGTAGCCGTCCCGTTGCGCCAGGAGCCAAAGCGTCTTGTCGTGGCTGTAACAGTTGGAGTCCAACCGGACCCATGGCAGGCCACTCACGACGAATCTCCCAGTCCGTAGCGATATGTCAGGTGCAACAGTGCCCTTAGGGAGATTGGATAGCCCTTGGTTGGGTTGTCACCGTTAAGCCCGCCGTCAACAGGGGGGCCGTCTTGATTTGATATGACCTGACGGATGACTTCAGCCGGTATGAGCGCAACTGCTGACCCGGCGCAGAATGCCCAGTATGTTGCCTCGGTAACGTGTATCCCACTGGGCTTGTATTCGGCGCAGCCTCTGGGCAGCTGAGCAATCTCGATGAACACATTCCCAGTTTCAATATAACGTCGGTCGGCCTTGACCTCGACGTGAGTGGCCGGTAACTGCAAGGCTGACCACACATGCTCCTCGTGTGCCTTGCCTACTGATAAATCTAAGTCCCAACTAGGTCGATACGTCATGACACTTCCCATCCGTACAGGGTGAGACCAATGCTGGAAAACTCCGCAGCGAAGTGGGTTTCCGAGCTGCCCAGGTACACAAACATCTGACCCTGAAGCGGTGTCAGTTTCGGCTTGCCAGTCTCATCAAGAAACTTAATGCGCCCGAACGGGAAACAGACCGCAGTGCAAGGTGCGAGAAGCCGCTGACCCCACTTTGTCTCTGTCGCATTGTTTACAAGGACCACGGCCTGACTGACGCGTCCTGCCTCGTATTCGTCAACGACTTTGTCACAGAACTGGCTTATGAGCGGCTGCGCATATGGTGGGTTCAACCATACGTTTCCAGCCCACTGCTGCTCTAGTCCGTTTTGCTCTCTCGTGTAGTACGTATGTGCCTGTATCCAACTTTGCGCCGTTGAGTTGCTTGCTGGATCGGTGTCAATCGAACCCATGGCGCGCCTAGCGGCCTCGATGAATGCCTTCGGCGTGTACCACTCATTGCCGCCGCCGCTGTAACTGACGTGCGCCCGCTGCTGGACAAACTCCCTGCGAGCAATCTCCTTGTCAAGCGCGTTGGCGGAATGAACGATTTCGTCGATTGCCTCAGGTGTAAAGGCATCTCGAATCCTGCGCGCCTCGTGCACACTTCGTCGACTAATCCCAAGTTGCTCTAAGCGAACTGAAGTATTGTTCGGAGTCCGAACAATACTTTTTTGAGGCTGCCCAACCAAAGCGATCTCGCCGCGACGCTGGCCCTCATCCACTACTTCCGCTAGGCGAATCTCAGCCTTCAACTTGATGGCTGTTGCGTAGTTGATGCTGGCAGTCCCCAACTTGGCTCGTTGCGCCCATACGCGAGCCGCTTCAGCCATATCGATCATGTTCATGGCGTCAGATGCCGTAGATATTTCTGCCAGCATTCGCTCTGCCTGGCTAAGCGCTACCAGGGGCATGTGGGACGTACTAATATCCTGCATATCGGTCTCCTTCCGCGAGCCGGTCACGCCTCGGGCTGTTTACGCAGCGCCGAGGCACTTTCTTTTCGCAGTGGGACCTCTGTATTGCTAGGCGGTCGCATGGTCTCAGAAGGGTCTGACATTTCAGGCCTCCTGCAGTTCGTCGAACAGGCTCGGCATCTCCATGTCAATCTCAAGTGCCTGCAGGTTGCTGACTGCCGTCCTCCAGTAGGACGGCTTCAGCTCGATTCCGATGCCCCTGCGGCCCAGTTTGACCGCCGTATAGACCTCTGAGCCAATGCCGGCAAACGGAGTGAATACGGTCTCTCCAGTGTTGCTCCACAGCCGAACTACCCGCTCAATGAAGTCCAGTTGCAGCGGGCAGATATGGCGTTCGTCTGCGGATTCCCGAGCGACACGAGCATTCAGGGTGTTGGTTTCTCGAATGTCCAGCCATACAGGCCTGGCCCATTCAATCCATTCCTCATTGCTGACATCGTTCTTGATTGGCACCGCGTTCTCGCCAGGCTTGCGGAATAGCAGGAGGTAATCGGCCAGCGCTGGCCTCGTCATGCTGCTGTCCCGATTCTTGGTGACGAACATCAGCGCTTGCGCCTTCGTCCTGATGGCCTGGGCCTGAGGGTCCTTGTCCACGGTGACTTCACCGTGGAATATCCAACCGTTGTCAAGGTACGCGCGAATCACATCACCCCGAAAGTCCGTCATGCCAATGACCCCATTGGTGGCCATCGTCGTCGTCAACTGCTGCACATGGACGGCACAGATTCGCCCAGGCATCGTGATGCGCAGGTTCTCCCTGATGATGAAGCCGTAATGCTGGAAGAACTCTCCTCGACTTGCCGAATTTCCGAGGTCGCGCGGACTCGGCGAGTAGGTGAACAGCGACGCGAACGGTGGAGAGTAGACCGACAGGCCGATGGACTCATCTGGTATCTCTGCCATGCGCTGGCATGAGTCGCCCAGTAGCAGTTGCCAGTGCTTGCCTTCTGCATTGTCCTCGACGTAGACATCCTCGATGCTCATGCGCTGACCCTCCCCTTGTTAAGTTCTCCGGCCTCGCGCATCTCGCGCACCAGGCCGTCGATGATGATTGACGCCTCACGTTCCTTGCGTGCCACATTGCTGGCAATCTGCGCCTCTAGTTCGGACAGCACGATGTGCGACTGGACAACTCGCGCTTGCCCGTAGCGGTAGCACCGACGAATGGCCTGGTAGTACGCCTCATAGGAATCCGACAGGCCCACGAAGACCATGCGGGCGCAATGCTGCCAGTTCAGCCCGAAGGCAGCAATGCTCGGCTTCGTTATCAGCACGCGAATGCGACCATCCGCAAAGCCCAGCAGTGCGTCAGCTTTGTCTTCAGGACTCCATGCGCCGTGCACATTGACTGAGCCTGGGATGAGTCGCGCCAGTGTCTCGGCCTCATCGTTCAGCCCGCACCACAGCAGCCACGGCTCGGCAGGGTCGGCAGCGACAATCTCAGCCGCCTTTGCGCATCGAGCCTGCAAAGTCTGCTTGCGCACAGCGGCGCGACCGCCGACGCCTCCCAGGTCGGTGGCAAACAACTGATCTTCTGGCGCGGCATCTACCGGCAGTAGGTGGGAAACAATCTCTAGCCCCGGCAGGACGTATCCCTCATCCGAGTACCCGATATCCGATGGCCTGCGCAGGGCTACAGCCCAGGATGTCATCCAGCGAAACATGGGCGCGTGCGCATGACCCTTGAGCCGCCAGCCAGTGTCGGAGTCGTGGACGAAATAGGCGGCCAGCATGTTGACGCGCGTCGACCGGCCCAGGAACTCAGCTTGATTGGTCAGTTCCTCGATGTCATTGGGCGCCGGTGTGGCGGTGCAGGCAAGTCTTCGGGGCACGTCCTTGAAGTGCGCGATCAGTCTGTTCCTGGTCTTGCCGTCGGATTGCTTGAGGATGCTGGCCTCATCCAGCACGACGGCATCGAATGCTGCTGGGTCGAACCGCTCGACCATCTCGTAGTTCGTGACGTAGATGCCATTGCCTCGGACCTGAGACTGGTCTCGGACGTATGCCATCGAGACGCCGATGGTCATGGCCTCGCGAATCGTCTGCTGAGTGACGGCCAAGGGAGCCACGATCAGCGCGCTCTGCCCACACAGGCGAGCCCATTCGATCTGCATGAGCGTCTTGCCTAGGCCAGTGTCAGCCCAGATTGCAGCGCGTCCTGTTCTCACCGCCCAGGTGACGATCTCGCGCTGCCAGTCATGTAGTCGATGATGGATGTCGCTGGCTGCCACATCCACTCCGCATTGCTGAGCAGATTGCGCCTTGCGCGCCAGGAACTCTGAGTAGTCCATTAGAAAGGCGCCTCTCCGCTCGTTGGATTTGCCCAGGGGTCGTCCTCTAGTTGCGCTTTCGCGTCCTGGAAGGCACCGAACCCATCCGCAGTCTTGGACCGCTCGACCTTTCGCACCGATGCCGTTGCGTTCCGCAGTGCCGGGCCGACGTCGTCAACCTGGCACTCCCAGACCGAGCGCTTCTCGCCGTCCTTGGTCTCGTACTCACGCTGGCCCATCGAGCCGATGACGACGACCTTGGTCCCCTTCGCCAGCGACTCGGCGACGTTCTCGGCGTACTGCCGCCACACGGTGCAGCGGACGAACGACGTCGGACCGTCCTTCCAGCCGTCGTCAGCCTTGACCCGCTTCGACACGGCCACAGTGAAGGACGCGACCGCAACGCCGGTCGGCAGATATTTCAGCTCTGGGTCGGCTGTCAGGTTGCCGGTGAAGGCGATGGGAATGGTCATGCGCGCACCTTTCGCAGTCGGTCGATTTCGCTTGGCTTGTATCCGCCCCAGATGCCATCCGAGCCGGTCTCGATGGCGTACCTGAGGCACTCGACGTGCAGGTCGCAGCGGCTGCACACCCGCAACGCCGCCTCGGTCTCCTCCGGGTCCTCACTGAAGAACCACTCCGGGTTCACGTCCCGGCAGGCGGCTCGCTCCATCCAGTCGGCGCGCGGCAGGATTGGACCGGTGAGGACCCGCTGCTGCGGCTGCATAAAGTCCGGTGGATTCCGCCGCTTCTCGCGCTGGTATCGCGAGTTCGCAATCCGGCACGGCTCGCATGGCTGCTCACGTCGGTCACGGTGACGCGAGTACCCGCTCGGCGTCCCGCAGGCGGCAATCGGTCTAGGCATATCCGGCCTCCTTCAGCAGTTGGACGAGGACCCGCAGCGGCATCACTGCGGGCCATTCAGCGACCCTGGCGGGGCCATACCCGTCGGGACGGATGACGGCCACGCCGATGCCGTCCTCACGCAACCGGGCCTGTATTTGGCGCAGCGTTCCCGTCAGGTCCAGGTCCCGGCGTGCCTTCACCTCGATGTCCACGCCGACGACGCCGGTGACGTCGGAGCCTGGACGGCCAGCGCCGACCGGCTCGGCATACGGCCAGCCCTGCGACTTCAGATAGTCGGCGACGATGCGCTGGCTGTCGTACCCGCGCTGCTTGCGGCTCACTCCGGCATCCCTTCCCGCTCGGTGGTCCACCGGTCCCGGTCCCATGAGTGCGCGCTGAAGCCCTCGCGCTCCGCCGCTGCCGGGTTGAGGGTCAGCCAGGTATGGCAGGAACGGCACAGGCAGACGAGGTTGGACCTGTCCAGAATCGACCCGCCCCGCGCACGGCTGACCACCTCGTGCACGTCGTCGGACGGATTCGTCCCACAGCGCTCGCATATCGGCCGCTCGGCCAGCAGGGCGGCGACAAGCGGACGACGCTGCCGGTAGATGGCTTCGCGCTTGCGGCTGCGGAATCTCATATCTGACCCACCGGCTCGGCCGCGAACTGCGACCGCACCGCACTATTGAGGCTCCGGCCGACCTCTATCTGCACGCCCAGGGTCCTGATGCGCTCCCGGCAGGCGCGATGCTTCGCCGCTGCCAGGTCCGATGCCAACGCCAGGTCAGCGGCCTGGAGTACAGCCGTGGCCTTGCGTGCGTCCACCGGACCCTCCGCCGTCAGGTAGGCGCGTGCCGATGCCACCTCGTGCGCCTGCTTCGCGCGGACGGCCTCCTCATCGAGGACCGCCACCTCCACGGTCGCGGCATCCAGCAGGCGGGACAGTTCCGCGAGACGCAGGACGATGTCGGTCTGG